AGGTTCTGCCTTTACCTGTAGATAGACCTCATTCTTTTTTGAAATTGTCAAATGAGACATATACTCATAATATTACATATGAGTATTTATTTGCTCAATTAAACCCTGCTTGGAAGCGATGCCATTCAATAGCATTCTTAATTTGGAATGTTCTATTAGAAATAGTCTTAATAACTTCTTCAAGAAACTTAAGCATAATATCATAATATCTGATTTTCATTTCTATTTTTGAGAGTCTCTCATCGGCATCTAGGTGCCTCTGTAACGAATCTTTTTCTCTAATCTTATACGGAAATGGTTCTTCAACATAAACCTCTGCTGGTGCCTTTCCCGTGTAGTAGTTATAGCGTTCTAGTCTTACTCTATTGTAGGTATCTCTTGCCTTTTCTCTCAAAAGAGTAATTGTATTATAAATTGTATAATACTTTGCATGTAATTGTGGAATTTTTAAAGATTCATCATGTAAATTGTCAGGATCGATAACAGAATCTCTCTGCCACATTTCCTGAATTTCATCAAGGTTCATAGAGGATTACCATCATCAGTGAGTATATCGTAAATAGTATACTTGAAAACTACCTCTGCTGTAAAGTAATTATAGTCTGAATCTGTTGCCTCAAACTCTAGAGAAGACAATGTAACTGGGAATAAATCTAAAAATTTAACAACCGCAACAGTATTATAATTACTATTTAAAATTCTTAAAGATCCATCACTATACTGTTCTTTTAGATCTCTAGATCCCGCATCATTCGTAGTTAGATCTTTAAATTGCTTGGTGCTTTCTGGAAATCCTAATCCAGTAATCCAATTATGGATTGCCATATAGTTTTCCATATTTTCATCAACAAGAAATCTTAAACTAAAATCACCATAATTGATGATATCTCCAGGAGTGTCCAACATTTTCAGATACGTTGGTTGGACTGTAACTCCAAGATTTATATCAGGTATCCTTGCAGAATTACTAAAAAAAGAAATTTTTGGATCTTTTGCTAACGTAAATTTAAACCCAATAGGCGAAAGAAAATTTCTATTGTTTATCTGCTTATCAAAAATCGATGCCATTTTTATTTTTATTTAGATAAAAAAAGGGATCCCGAAGGATCCCTGAGAGTTTATGTGAAATGACTCACATGAGGTTGTTAACACGTACTCTTCTGTAGTAACGGTTGCTGTTGATTGCAAGGCGACCGAGACCCTGAGTAGTTCCTTCCGCAAATGGGTTAGCAACAAGACCATAACGAGTCTTGAATCCGATTTTTGGCTGGAAGCTGTTCTCACCAACGGCACGTACCATTTGGAGAGGAACATATGGGCAATAGAAGAGACCAGCGTCATAAGGTGAAGAACCCTTATAACCAACAACGTAGTACTGACCACCGCCAGTTCCAGCGCCGCTTGAAGGGTTGGAACCACCCGAATATGGGTCGATGTATACGCGATACTTACCCTGGAGAACACCAGCGAAGGTGTTACCAGTGTCATCAACCTGAAGGTTTGCGTTGAGTGCTGGGGTGTAATCAAGAACACCTGCCATGGTGAGTGCCGAAGCAACGTCAGCCGAGCAGAGGATCATGTTACCCTTTCCTCTACGAGTTCTTTGAGCGATAGCGTTAGCATCACGCTCAATCTGGAAGATCAGACCCTTGAACTTCTCAACTGACCAACGTCCGTTGGAGTCAACGTCGAGGTCGAAAATGCCTGCAGTAGCGGTATTGTGCTGTGCTCCAGTTTCAGCAACCTTATAGATGGTTCTGATGACTTCGCGGTTGATTTCAGCAAGAATCTCAGTTGAGAGAATGTTTGCTAATTCCGCTTCAGCATTTAGACCGTGGATTGCCTTAAGATCTTGAGCAAGTTCTAATGAGTATTCTGCCTTCAGAGCACGGCTCTTAGCAGTAACAGTGACCTTCTCGATTGTGAAGGCCATCTGGTTGAACTCATTATTATTGTATCCAAGATTTTCTGCATCCTCAGTATTCATGCCGCGACCAACGTTATATGCTAACTGTTGTGCGTTTGAATCTGGGCTAAGAAGACCAGGATTGCTACCAGATTGAGCAGCAGTGGTTCCGAAACCAACTGCGCCACCAGTGTTAGTACCCTCATTCTGGGTATAACCAGCCGAAGTCAGGTTGAAGTCATCTCCCTGAGTTGAATATCTGGTATCTGGCTCGTCGAAGAATGCCTCAGTAGCACTGGTGCTCTGTGAACCATATCTCGAACGCATTGCGAAGATAAGACCAGTAGGTCCGTTCATTGGTTGTACGCCAGCAAGGTCGTATGCAACCAAGTTAGGCATTGAACGTCTGATCAATGAGATCAGAACTGGATCGAAACCTGCAACAGGACCAGCTGAAGTTGCGTTTGCACTGAAACCAGCAGTAGCTCCACTGGAACCAGTGGACATATTTGGACCTTCATACAGGAACTCACGCTCCTCACGAAGTTCTCTCTCTTGGTTTTCTAGCAGGATGGCAGTTACCGCTCTACGATGTGAATCTTTGATCGGATCCATTCCTTGGTAATCAAGGATTGGTGCCCACTTCTCCTGCAGATGTTCTGCATTGAACATTTGCATTGTTTTTACCTCTTTAAAAGTGTTAGTTTGATTTTGTTATAATTTAGAAATCACTTTTTTGAAATTTTACTGAGAACAGAGAGATAACTCTCCATTATTCCACTTACCTGCGGTTGGTCTGAATAATCAATTCCTTCCGTCAGAGTCTCAGTCATTTCTCTTTGAGCACTAGTTGTTTTTGTTGGGAAATATGATTCCCTCAGAGTTACTAGTTTCTCACGATAGTTCTCTTCACCATCAAACTCAACATTTTCAGCAAGAGAAGCGAGTTTGTCTTTCTGAGAAAGTGCAAGACCCTCAGTGACATCTGCAAAAATTACATCGGCAACTGACTCTGCTAATCTTCTATTGAGAGCAACATTCTTTTCGATTTGCTCGTTGAGTTTTGCTTCCATTTCATCAAGTTTATCTACCATACTCTCTATTACATCATATCTATCTTCAGGGATTGTTACATAATGATCTTCAAAAAGTTGCTTCATTCCATTAAGGAATGACTCAGTCATTTCAGTCTTAAGACCGTGCTCGACTGCGAGTGCATTCTCTTGAATCCACTCATCAGCAACGTACTCAAGATACGCATCAACACGGTCAACTAGAGTTTCTTTAATTTCTTGAATTTCTTCGATCAATTTAGATTCATAAACTTGTACGAGTTGTTCTTTGATTTCAGAAACTCTAGACTTAATAGCGGCTTCAAAGATTGTACGTGCTTTTTCTTGGAATTCTTCCGAAAGTTCTTCACCTTCTAGAAGTGCATTGACATCCTCTTCAATATCATACTCTTCTTTTTTGACTTCATCTTCGTCATCATCATCATCTTCATTCTTTGATTTTTCCTTGCCTTCTTTTTCTTTAGACTTTTTATCTTCGTCTTCGTCGTCGGCAGCTTCAGCAACTACTTCCTCATTATCTTCTTCGGAAGCTTCTGAAAGTTCTTCATCTTCATCATACTCTACGTCTTCTGCTTGCTTAACAGCGCCAGATGCCATTTTAGGCATAGGCATTGCTGCCTTTGCACCCTTATTGACAACGTTCTTCACTTGAGCCAAAACAGTTGCAGAATCTTTTAATTTAGATGAATCGTCATCTGGACGATAATTTTCTGGAGTAGGGCCACCTAAATCTTCCCAGCCAGCTTTTTGACCATCAGGAATTCCTGTAGTCAACTTTGGCATGGATTCTGCGGGCTTTGCTCCTTTGGTTACTACGTTTTCCATCTCTTGTAAATTTCTACCAACGGACATTTTTAGATTGATTGTGTTATAATCTATATTTATTTATAAATTAAAGATTTGAAAGAAACTCGTTGAAAAGATTCAACTTATGTTCTTCAAGTCTTTTTTGATCAACTAATGTATTAATTCTACGCTGAGTTTGTTCAGCAATTTTTTCACGAAGAATTCCACCTTCCCAAACCCATTCTTTTCCTTCCATGATTCCCTGAACAAATGCATCAGGTGCGGAAGGATCTGCAACAATATCGGCGGCAGTTGCAAGCATAAAATCTTCACCTACAATTTTGTGGCCCTCATTCGACATCTTTAAGGATCCAACACCACGGGAAGAAACTCCAAGGCAAACTCCCTCACCAATAAGAGACTTTGCAATTTTACCCATAGGAGTTTCGAGAAGTTGTGCCTTACCTCTAAAGTTTGTTCCATCCTGTTCAAGTGAAACAATCTTATGAGAAACACGATCTAGATTTACAGTTGGGCCATCTGGATGTCCAAGTTCTCCTAAAGCACGACCTTTATTAATGAAAGATTCGGTATATCTTTTTACCTCGCGTGAAAGGGTATCCATAGGATACATTCTTCCATTACGATTGCAGATGTCACCTTGAAGGAAAACACCTTCAATATACATCTTCTTTTGAGATCCTTTACCTTCGGTAATAAATTCTACTTTTTGAATTTCTTCTGTGATAAGTTTCATTTTAATTTGTGAATGCTACTTTGTTTGCTTTAACGGAAGATCCATCAGTCCAAATGACATCACTAGGTAATTTTGCAACAAATTCAACCGTATTATTTGGCATCGTAAAATAAGTACTTGTTGCTGCACCAACAACAGTCGAAATAGCAACAATTCTAGCAGATCCACTATCGTTAAGGAGACGAACACAAGTTGCAGAACTAATGCTGGTTGCTGCACCTGCAGTAGTTCCGGTATTTACTTGAGTCTCTATAATTTTAGTAATGGGCATTATTCTTCTTCCGCTGATTGATCTTGATTAATACCAAATAAAGATGCAGATGCACTTGGCCTCATTGCTTCAATTCTTTCTGCAGATTTATTAAAGAGTAATTCTTTAATTTTATTGCTTATATCAGATGCAGAAGAATCTGTTGCAATCATGTCGATAATCTCTTCCATAAATTTAAATTAATGTATATATTTTATATTTATATTTCAGCCTTTTTAGTATCTTTTTTCATTTGAGCAGCACTAATTTTTGGTTGCTCTGGTGCTGCTGGTTCCGGAGGCATTTCTCCCCCCATCATTGCCATATCTCCACCTGGAGGTAATGGTTCTCCAGTTATGGGATCAATGCTATTTGGATCTGGGATAATTCCATCTTTTATTTCTTGCTCTATTTGCTTATCAATTTCAACAATTTCAACATCAGTTTGACGGAGGATTTTTCTTCTAACATAATCGCTAGAATAATATCTTCCAATATACGGCTCTATAGTTGCAAGAAGACCCAATCTTTCTCCCATTAACTCCGATTCTTTCAGTTCTGAAAATTGATTATCATAAAGGAAGTCATATTGAATATGATCAACCATTTTCTCCCAATCTTCTGGAGAAACGATGTTCTTAAGAATTAATTGAGTACGTAGAAAATCATTGAACATCTGAGAGAATCTTTTTCTCAAACGGCCAACAAATTTGGTGAATTTAAGCTCATCTCTTAAAATTTCAGATGATCTACCAAGATTAAATCCTTCTCCACTTCCTGCAATTCTAGATTCTGGAATACCTAATGCTCTGTAAAGTTTCTTTTGGAAATATTCAATATCCGAAAGTTCTCCAAGATTTTGTCCACCTGGGAGGGTTGTAATTTCAGTACCTCTACCACCCTCTCTACGAGGAAGCCAGAAGTCTTCCATCATACTCATAAACTTACGATCATCACGAATTTCTCCAGTATCGGCGTTATATACCAACTTATTTCTATACCTGTACATTACCTCTTTTAGGTATTGCTCGGCTTTAACTTTTGGTAAATTGCCAACATCAATATAAAAAATTCTTCTTTCTGGAGCTCTTGATAATCTGTAGATAACTAAAGAATCCTCAATCATTCTTAGTTGATTGAGTGCCTTAATTGCTTTATGTAAATAAGATAAAATAGTTCCCTTATTTCTATCAACTAATCCTGAGTGGCAAAAAGTTATCGAATCTTTAGCAATTTTAATTGATTTTTGACTGTAAAGACTAGATACGGATCCAAGAGGACTTTTTGGTATTGGAGTATATACATAATACTCTTCAAATTCCGGAGTAAATGTTTTTTGAACATCTCTCAATCCGTTTTTAACCGCTATATTATCTGCATTATCATTTTTCTTCTCTTGCCTAACATACTTTATTTTCATTGGATCAATATATCTGATATCCTTAATTCCCTCCTCGGGTTTTTTGATATCAATCACTTTCATGTAGAATAGTCTTCCATCAATATACCAATTTCTAAAAATTTCATGGCACTTCTTATCAAAGTCTAAAACTTCTTTAATATATTTAAATTCTTCTCTTATAATTTTTTTAAGTTTATCACTAATATCTAAATTTGAAAGTTCAATTTCTACAGGAGAATCGTAAAGATCACTTACTATTGCTTCATTGACAACATCTTCTATGGCATTATCACACTCTGGGTGCAATGCCATTTCCCTATATCTTTTGATTAGATCATACTCAGTCCTATATACACCTTCAATATCGACGTATGATCCATAAAATCCACTAGCAATATAATTATCAACCCCGTCCTCATTGGTTTGAGGTACGGGGGAAACTATAGATTTAGATTTATCAATACCATCATCAATTGAAAAACCAAATAGTTTTGCCATATTATAGTTTTTATTAAACTTCTTCTATTATTTATTACGCTGTTTTATTGCTACCAATGTCACCACCGCCAGCAGCACCTCCGTCACCTTTTTCTGCTTCCCACCATTGAACTTGCATCTCAACCGTAAATTCTTCAATTGTATCTGAAGATTCTGCGGATAAATCGATTTGAGAAACACTAGACGGAAATACATCATGTAATTTATATATTCTCAGAACGGTTCCGTCACGATCTAATTGGGATACTTGTGCTTCTTTCATATAAGAAGCTGGAGTGATTAATCCAGTTGCAGTATCAACGTTATTAATTTGATTAATCCAATCCTCAAATGCATGTCTGAGGGTGAAATTAGTGTCATTTAATACCGTAACAGTCCAAGTATCAAATGTTCTGTCTCCTGCTACTTTTAAGATTCTACCTCTGAATGGAACTTCTACTGGACCAATATTGGAAGCAGGTAAAGCGGCTGCTTTAACCATGAATCTTTCCAAATCCGCATTGTTTCCGGTTAAGGTATTTGGGAAAGTTATACTAACTTCAAAGAGGTTAGCCCTTGCTCCACCACCAGTTAATTTATTTTTGAAGTCCGTGATTGTTCTTAAAGTCATTGTTTTTTACCTCTTTTTGTTAATTAAACAGTTCCAACAATTTCTTCAAACGAAACACCAGTTCTGGTGGCAACAAAGGTTAGTCCAATAAAGTTGATAGATCTGGTTGGTTGAATATAAATGTCAGCAACAAATTCATTACTATCAATAACAGAAGCAGTGTTATTTGATTCATCGCAAACAACTTTATATGAAGTAATACCTCTCTTTGCTTGAATGTCGCGTAAGAATGGCTCAACGATATTGGTAAAGTTAGTTCTTGTTATCTCATCATTAAATTCAAACAGTTGATCTTTTGCCGCAGAAGCTATTGCATCTTGAATATAGATGAATAATCTTCTAACATTGATTCTATCAAAAGCGGAAGGTTTTGCTAATCCTGTTCTATCGCCAAAAAGAACAATTCCAGAACCAGGAGAAAATACTACTGGGTTAATTCTATTGCTATAAAGTCTATCTCTTTGAGATTGGGATGGATTATATGCTAATTTAATAGCATTTAAAATTCCACCTCTAGATGTTCCAGCGGGAGAGAACCATGGATAGTTGTTAATATCATTTCTGGCGCAAAGACCAGCGATATCTCCATTTAAAGGAATATATCTAAATGCATCATTAAATCTATCATACATTAACTTATATCCAGAATCAAATACCGCAAACGAAGATGAAGTGATTGGTGAATAATAACTAACTAATTCGTTAGTTATATATTCGGAAGAGTTTACTGTTGCTGTTCCTGGAGTTGAATCATTAATAAATGCTTGTCTGTATGGACTAATAAATGCAACACAATCTTTTCTATTTTCTGCAACTGAAATCAATTTATTTGCGAGAGATTGTGCAGAAGCTTTATTATAATTTGCACTTCCCATTAATAAGAAATCAACTTTAAAATTCTCTGCACTGGAAACAACATCATAAGCTTCTGCTAAGTTTGTAATACTGGTTGCCATTGCACCAGTTGTTGTAATTCCAGTTTCTCCATTATAATTTTTACCTCCATCAAGAGTTAGAGGAGTTGATCCAGTTGCCGCAAATGTAGTATTTGCTGCTTTTTGATCCCATCCACTACTAGTTGTTTGGAGAGTAAATCCTGAAGAATAACTTATAGTTGTAATTCCTGCTGGTGCTTTTCCACCAAAAATGTATCCAGAATTAAGTTCTAAATATCTTCTCCAATAAGATGGAGATCCAGCCGCAAATTCGGCATCTACAGCTTTAGAAAGACCAAGATGCTTTTCTAGAATATTTCCAGCACTTCCGGTAATTGCTCCAGTATCATCAATTACAACAATATGAAGTTCATCATTTTTACCTAATCTTTCTTTTGCGAATGCCGTAGTTGATGGTCTTTCTCCTAGATTTTTCCAGTAATATCTGGAACCACTGCTAACCTCAATGTATTGTTGATCAAACCAATCTGAGAAAGATAAGTTTGTAGATGATGTTGTTCCATATCCAGCAGTTTGACCATCTTGAGTGAAAACTAAACTATTACCGGAAGAAAACTGATATACGCCACCTGGCTGATAATCAACATCAGTTACAGTTCCTCCAGCAGAAACATGAGAAAGAACTTTTACTGAGATACTTCCTTTATTAACCTCAGTAACCATTCCTTTCAAATAACCATCTAAAATCGAAGTAGTTCCAACTCCAGGTAGAGTAGATGTTATTGGCTGAGTAACTCCATGTCCAACTTTAATATCAGTTCCATTAAGTCCTACAACTCCAGTAGTTCCTATTCCAATTATCTGATCTGCTTTTGCATCAATTAAGCAAACCTTTAACCCATTACCCCAGGATCCTGGATTTCTTGCTACGATACTTGCAGATGTAATTGTATTTTCGCTATATCCTAGTTGTGCATAATTCTCAGCACTTAAAATCTTAATATTTGCTGTACCTGGGAACGATGCATTTTTTAGATCAGGGTCATCCGCTCTAAGAACTCTTAAATTTCCACCATAAGCTAAAAATGACGATGCTACATACCAACTTTCATAGTGCTTATCAACTGGCAAAGGACCGCCAAATATCGAAAATAAATCTTTCTCGCTTTCAACTACAACCGGCACATTAATTGGCCCCTTTTGGAATGGTGCGGCAATCGCCCCAATTCTGTTAGAAGCTGGATCAACTCTCCCTGTTGTTAAATCAACTTCTCTTACTACAATCCCAGGAGATGCTAAATTTAGCGGCATCTTTCTCTCCTCTATAAGTCCAGAATATTCTAAAATTATTTATAAATTAGTCTAATTACATGTAGTCCCACATGTAAGATCTATCACCATATTCATCTATATTCCAAACTTCTAAAGGTTGATTATTTGATGATGCTGTTGCAAATAACCATCTGTCGCCATTCTTTTCATCAACCATAACTTCCATTTCTTCAAATCCATCAGATATAAAACCGAAAGGTGCCATGTCCTGCTCTATCTGATTTTTTTGTTCTTCATATATTCGTTTCCTAACATCATTGTCAGTCATTTCCTTAAAATAATCTTGAGCAACAAGCCAAGAAAATATTACTAGGCACATTGCCAAATCGTCATTACAACCTTCTTCTGCTTCAAAAGAATTATGTTTTTGAATAAAAGTTGTTAGTTCACTGATAATATCATAATCGTTTATCAGTAATTTATCATCTTCAACTAAAGTTCTTAAATTAGAGCATCCCAATTTCTTGACTGCTGAAGTCATTCTAACTCCCAATTGAGATTTTTTTCCACTAAATCCAGACCCAACTAATTGACCAGCTCTACCTCTTTGAGAGCACATTAAAATATTATCATATTCTAAATCGAAGTGTAAAATATTTGCGACCTGATCTCCAATATCATTAATTTCCGCTAAAACATAAGCATAATTATATGCTCTAGCAACTTCATCAATAATGCTTGGAAAAAGCATTGGTTTTATTTCATTATTTTTGTACTTTGCTACAACTTTATATGGAAACTCTGTAATATCAAATACTATAAATGCCGAATAGTCATTACCTATTCCTCTTGCAACGTCAACAGTTATAAGATAATTTTTTTCTTTTTTGGGATCCTCGTAAACATCCATTCCACGATTTCTTTTTATTGGATCATCGTATACAAGAGTTTTTAGTTTTGATGGATTAATTAGAGTATTGACCGATCCTAAAAATTCACATTCAAACTCGGTTTTGAATTGCTGCTCGGAAGTGTTTGCAATAGTTTGCTCTTTCCACTTCTCATCTCTTCCAGGAACCTCTGACCAATGAACATCAGTCGGAATATATTCATTTTTACTACGTTCAGCATCATGCCACATGCGGTAGAAATGATTCATACCGCGAGGCGTGGAAACGATGATTACTTTTGTACTTTGTCCCGAAGAAATGGTAGGATAAACAGATGCAAAGAAATCATCCGCAATATGATTTGGAATGAAAGCGAATTCGTCCAAGAATATAATATTATAAGATCCTCCACGAACCGCTGAAGCGGATGTAGATGCTGCCATTATCTTTGAACCATTCTCCAGCTCCAAACTTCCTCTATTCCACTGTAGAACGCCTTGCTGCATCCACTTAGGGAGATTCTCATATGCAAGTTGAAGTCTTCCTAAGAGGTCTCTTGCCGTAGATGCCTTGTTCGCTAAGATTGCAATATTTACATTGTCATTAAACACTGCATAATGTAATAAGTAAGAAACACAGGTAGTAGATTTACCTGTTTGGCGCGGCATCTTACAAATATTAAATCTGTGCTTGTGGAAATTATTTACAAGTTTTTCCTGAAACGGATACATTTTAAATGGCACAAGACCGTGATCAAGAGAAACGATCTTGATATAATTCCGAGCAAAATAAACTGGATCATCCTTACATTTTAGGAATTCTATGATCTGTTCTTCAGTCCATTGAATTGGAGTATTTGCTCTCTTTAAGTTTGGATTTGAAAGATAAGCGTCAGACTGTTTTAATTGTATATCTTGAATTGCCATAATTTAATCAACTTCCCAAATGAGAGAACTGTAGGTTGAGTTAACTTGAGAAGATTTTATTGCTAAAGAAAGATTACTTCCCGGAGAAATTACAATCCTATAATCAGATAAATCAATATTTAATGATCCACTACTAGGTATTGCATAAGTTAAAATAGGAGTACTTGTAGTTTCACTTATCGTTCCGTCTTCTTTGCAAACTAACACAATTGAATTTCCCCCAGGTTGAGTATTGAAAATATGAGAACCAGTTGCTAAATGAGCATCTAAAAATACCATAATTTCTGCTGGTGCTTGTCCACTGTTAAATGTCCCACTTAATCCTTTTAAAATTATCTCTCTCGAATTAATCACTCCATTATTTGTAGTTGGGTTTTGAATAGTAATTAAGTGATTTGCTACGTTAGCACTTAATCCAGAGGTGCTTCTTGATGTAGAACTTGGATATGTATTTTGAACAATTTTTCCCTCAACACCCATCATTAACGATGCGCCATAAACAGAAGCAGTTGATGCAATACCAGCACCACTTAAATTTGCTGCTGCATATCCAATTTTAAATGATGGATTATCTACCCAAGGAGTAGTATGTCTATTGCTATAATGATTATGATGGAAGAAAATCATATCACCATTTAGAGGATTTTCTATCGCATATCTTTGCTCACCAGCACCTAACCAACGATAGTTGATTTGGAATACATTTAATTTTGATGTATCTAAAGTAACTCCAGATGGATTTGCTGTTCCACCAACACCAGTTAAATTGTCAAGGTTCCAATCTTCCTGATATACCCACTCTTCAGTAGCAACTACGCCAGTTTGAATTGTTGTAAATGTTCCTACTGCTCCTGTTGTTCCTGGAATAAATTGAAAATTTCCTGTTTGAGGTCCAACTGAATTTGCTAAAAATATAATAGTACTATCTCTTTGATCTGGAATATGAGTTGTATATGAAGTGCTAAATCCTAGTTTTGCTGCCGTTGCTGATGTAATTCCGGAATTATTTACTAAAGATACATTGTAAGAAGTACCGTTTAAAACAACAGTTGCTATACCAGAAGAACTTGCTGCAGTAGTGATTGTGAGTTTTCTAATCTCTGCTTTTGTTCCATACTGACGAAGTACGCCAAATCTTCCATCAGTATTAAAACCGACCTGCAACGCTGATTCTTGACTAAAAAATCCCGCTCTTAAAGTTACACCCACATTAGGATTGGAAAATGCTGCAGTAAATCTTGCAACTCCACCTTGTCCTGGACGATATCTTAAAAATCTTTTTGAACGGACTACAGCATATCCATATGCGCTTGTTCCAGTTTCTGCAACAAATAAACTATTTCTTGTTGTTGCTATTCCACTGGTAAAAGAATATGTCTGAAAACTATTCGTAGGAAGTCCGTAGATTGGATCTAATTGGACTACAGGAGTGATTTCAGAAACTGCATATTCACCAAAAGCACCTCTACCAGAAGCACCTTCATTTATAATGTTTCCATATTGATCAGACTGAATATAAACCTCATGAAGAGTTCTTTCCTGATTCAAATAATCTTGTTGATTTTTATTCCACTGAGCCATGAATTATTCACTCCACGATAGTCTTTCTGGCTGATACCTTTGCGCTGATTTTATTTTTAGTGAATTTGATGAAGGGGGATATACATTATGTACAATTGCTCCAGGGTATTCGGATTGAATATGTTCTGTTAATTCATTTTTAGACATAATATTTCCTTCAACTTCTATCCGATATAATTTACCATCCCAAACCATATCGGCAAAAAATGATTCTTCCATCGCATTTTGGGAATCTTGTGTTGAACTATTAACGTAGAGATTTCCATTGAAATCTCCAGAAATATTAATAGTTTCTAATAGAAATTGCTTAAATGATTTCATTAGTTACAGTTCCAACGACGACGTGCTGCTCTACCTGCTTCTCCATCCCAACTTTGAGAACGACTACAGAAATTCTTACGTCTTTTCCAATCTGCAGATCCTTTTTTTAATTTAGATGGTGGAGTTGTAACTGCTGTTTGAAGTTTTGAACCTGGATTTTCTTTGCGGTACTTATCTACAGTTGATTGACTTAATCCATCAACTCCATCTTTACGATTTGCTGATTGCCAATCCTCCCCAAGATCTCTTCTCCAATCTGAATATTTTTCTGATACACAATTTGGAACTTCTTTTCCACCTTTCATTTTTGTTGGAGGATTTCCTAACTTCTTATTTTTCCAACACTTACTTGCACCAACATTTTTGCGTGCTTGCTCAATACCCTCTTTAATATCTAAAGTTTTAGGATATCCTTTTTCCCCTGGTTTTTTGCGTGGAAGACCTTTTTCCCTACGTGCGTGAATTCTATCCCATAACCCTATTTTTTCTTCCAATTGTTTTTTTGAAGAAAAACTAACAAGTTTTTCTGGAACAATAATGTCAATTATTTCGGCAAATGTATTACCATTAGCATCTTCTATAGATATCGATTCTTTATTTAATTTTGGAAGTTCTGTGGTTTTTCCTAGTTTATTTTTAGCAACCGCTCTCTCACCCTCAGTGGATCCTCTAGTAACTAAATTTCTAATTTTTTCTTTTCTTTTTATTTCTTTAAATTTATGAGAATCTATTTGATGGTTGAATCCTTCCGGCATATCTCCTGGGTGTACAGTCGCTACATTATACTTTATTTGATTAATTGATAAAGGTTCTTTGGTATATTTTTCCCACATTTTAGGTCCATATGAGCATTCATCCATAGTTTCATATTTTCTACATAATCTGCAATATTTTTGTTCACCAACTCCTTCCTTTTTAACTGTTTTCTCAACTTTTTTTAAGCGACTGTAATAGTCTGGAAGTTCATCAATGTGCTGCAACGCAGTTATTCTTGCTGCAGATTTACTTGTAGTATGTTCACCTTCGACTTTAGTACCTGATTCAACTTGCTTATTGATTTTATCTAATGAAATATTATGCTTTTTTGCAAGTTCTTCCGGAGATTTATATGGTTTAGTTGGTCCCTTAGGATCTCTCATTGGAAAAATTATTTTTTATCTATATTATTTAGAAAACCTTGCTTAAGTATCTTCGATAACTCTGTGGTTGAACCGACAAACAAGGCATTATTGGTTACATTATTAGTTGTCTTAGCAGAATCTTCTTGAACGTCTTTTAACTTTTTCTGCAAATCTATTAATTTATCAGTAACATCTCCAACACTTTTAATTAATTGCCCAGCAACTTCATATGCTCTTGGAGAATCAGTTTCTCCTGCCAATTCCATAATTCCATTAATTGCTTCTTGTCCCTTTTCTATTAATGAATATAAATTTGCCCTAGTATATTCATAATCTTTCTTAATATCAATACTTTGAGAATCTTCATCAAATTTTTCTATAGTTAGTGGATTTGATATCTTTTCTATTTCCAATACTTCACTATCAAGTTGTAAAGTTTCTTCTTTTTTGTCATAATCTTTTTTCATAGTAATTAAATATCTTGTTGTCTTGAAGGACTATAGTTTCTAGAATCCTCAAAAAATTCTATATTTTCATTGAATCCAAAATCATCTGAAGGTTCCGCATTAATAGGATCTGGTGTCACCGTATATCTAACTTCTCTCTTAGCAGTTGTCACATCTGAAGATGAATAAGAATCTACTTGAACCTTACGAATAATCTCATCAGTTCTACTAGAAATTGGTCCAAATAAATATGTTTTTGCTGTAAAATTTAAAGTATAAATTAAAACTCTTCTTGTTGAAAAATCTCCTTCATAGTCATCTTGAAATGATATGTTATCTAAAATGATTGGAATATCTTTTTTTTCTCCAATTGAATCAATTAGATTAATAGTTATATTGAATCCCGGTTGAAAAAATGGAAGTATTTGCTCAACTATTTGCAAAGCATCTTCATTCAATTTAGTTAAAATATTAAGTTCAAATCCGATATTATATGGAACTGGTAAAAATACTTTTTTAATTTCCCCACCATCATCTAAAGCTTTAAATGATTGAGTAACTCCAGTTTTTCTTGTAGTGTCATACTGTAAAGAAACCATTTCAAAAGACATTCTTGGTAATGTAATTTGAATTGGTTTATTTAATTCCGGTTGCTGCTCTATTCTTGCTAGAAATTTTTGCCTTGGGCCATATGCTAAAGGAACCTTTATATTACTAATACTGGTTCCATCAGCATCATCGTGACGTATGTATATCTCATTGAAAAGTGTTCCAAATCCAATAACTACCTTTTTAATAATTTCGTGATAAAAATAAGTTCCTAGCATTAAAATGTACCAAATGGATTTTTCTCAGAGAAATCAATTATAGATTCCGCTTCTATTTCAAATTCTTCATTTTGAGAGTATTTATCATATAAATCAAAATCGTAATAGTTTTTGATTGTATATATCGCTGAGGAAGACGATCCTACAACATTTTCCCCAGGTATAAATCCTCTAGATGTTGTATTTATCCCTACAAAAGAAATTTTAAGTATTTTAGATGAGGCAGTCCAGGATTTAACTCTTGCCTTTGTTCCAGATTTTGAACCAATTACAACTTCATTGAAAATATAAGTTCCTATTCCTGATATTATTTCTGGGGGATTTATTGATACTGTCGGTTGAACATTATAACCTTCACCGGGATCTTTAATTCTTACAGTTGATATTCCACTATCAGAACGTAATACTGATATTCCTTTAGCAGTTACTCCTACACCCGGAGATGCAATACTCATAAGAGGTTCTGTAGAGTATCCAACTCCAGAACTATTCATAATTATTCCTATAACTCCATATTGTGATTTTTCTATTCTGCAAGTTGCAGCAGCTCCAATTCCACCACCTCCAGATATCGTTATTGACGGTGGAACACTATAACCGTACCCTGCATTCACGAACAGTATATCTTTTATTGATCTTGAACTCATTACTGCTATTCCCTTAGCAGTTCCTCCTGGTATTGGAGATGGACTAAAGGTAATTGTGGGGGCAGAAGTATATTGATATCCGTCATTATTAATAAAAACTTCTCTAACATATCCTGTACCAATTAAAGCAGAAGCAACAGCAGTGCTTCCTACACCAACTAAAGATAAAGTTGTTATATAACCTTGATCTTGAATTAAAGTATCAACTTCTTCAACATAAGTTTCGATAACTTCATCTTCATATTCAAATAATTCGCATTTTAATTCATAAACATATGTCCTTCCTAATTGATAAAATGGCTGCTCATGCTCCACAAATTTAACTTCAAATAATCTTTTACCTAAAGGAAAGTATATTAAGTCCCCCTCTTTAGGTCTCTCTGTAATTTCTAATTCACCTTCATCACTATCAGTCAAGAATGGAGTGATAAAATCTTCAAATCTCTCTTTTGAGATTATTAGAGTTAATTCATCTCTCAAACTCATTCCAAATTTTGTAAGAATATCTCCAGCTCCAGTATACCCCTCAAAATTAGAAACATATGCTTCCAATAAAAAATTATCATCAAATTTAGATGATGTAACCTCTTTTATGATAGATTCTTTTCGCACAAATCTTCTAGGTATGTACGTTACCTCTATACCATATATTTTAAGTTGTTCATTAATTAAATCTTGTACAAGTCTCTGTTCGGATGAAGATCCTTGTTGAAAGAAAGGATTTAATACCATTATCCAATAAAATCGTAAGGTGGAAGTTCATAATCTAAGGACATTCTTTGTTTAATGTCTTCTATTTCTCTTTCCGCATCTTCATATATTTCTCTACCATTTAATTCGACTCCACCAGGAAGTCTTACCCCTCTAAACTTTATTAAGTTTTGTCCCCATTGCTTTTTAATCAATGCGGTAAGATATTTTTTAACAAAACTATCGTTATAAATTTTAGGAAAATCATTAGGGTTTAATATCCTATAGCAATCTATAATAATATACTTATCTGGAGTTTGCGAAGCCCAATCAATATCAAGGTATAATCTATTTTGTCTTTTATTAAATCTTATTTGCTTATCAGTTGTTAATAAGAAATCAATATCTTCCAAGTACGATTTGACCATAGAATACTGTAGAAGTTCAACGGAATTAAAATAATATAGATCATTCAAGAATAATTGATACTTGATACTAAACATTCCTCCCGATATTGAACTAGTATCAAATTTAAAAATTCTTTCTATACCAATTACTGAATCTGGGACTTGAATATAGTTTGATGATTCATAAAAATTGAAAGTTTTAGTCTGCCCATTTATAGTACTTGTTGCTGTTGTTGTGGTTATTCCAACTCCACCTGGAGACTTAGATTTACCCCTATCAATATCTTCTTGTGTTATTTTATATTTTAAATACATCCTCTCAACACCATCAAAAACTCTTTCATAAAAAAATTGAAAGGCATCATCTACGAGGTCATCTATTTGATCGTCATCAACATTTATTTCAAGTACCGGAGCACCTAAACGTCTAAGACAATAATCTATAAGTTCTTGACGACTAGATGGTTTTGACATTCTTTACACCCTTATATATTGATATTTATTATTTAATAGTACCCACCATCAATATCAATATTTTCTTCTCTATTTAAATCAGTGTCTAAAGCATTTATAAAAACTCCAGGTACTCCCGGAGAAATAGGTTCTGTTGCTGCAGCAATTAAAACTTCATCTGGATTGACAAATTCATATAATCCCTTCGTGGAATTAAACATTAAAATATACTTATCACTTAAATTTTGAGTATCAACATCCCTTAGGTCATTGAGAGAATTTGCTATTGTTGATGAAGATACAACCTTAATAGCATTTTCGGTGCCAACTCTTACTCTGATGTTTGACATACTACCTCGTTACGCCTTCTCTGACTAAAACCATTCCTTCTATAGCTCTGGATTTTTTCCCGAAGGAATCTGTCAATATAACATCATAAACATATCTTCCAGGTTTTAAAGTAGAAGTAACTGAAGTTGATAATCCTATTCTAACTTGCCCTAATGCACCATTAACTACACTGGAAGTAAAAGAAACATATGATCTACTTCCAGCATGTTTTCTCATCTGAGATGAAACAGTATAACTCGTTAGATTTAGGGCATCATTGGTTGAGCTGTTTTCAAGGGTAAAAACCTGATCAAAATCTGTTCCAGCATTGATAACCAAATTGCTAACATATACTGCAGACATTATGATTCGATTTTACTACTAAAAATATTTATAATTATATTTGACCAAGCAAATTTAAAGTTTCCTGCTGCTTCAAATATAATTTTAAGTATAGTTTAGAAAATTTTTTAAGTTCACTAGAATCTAAAGAATCTATAATACGAGATTGCATCTCATATGCAAATAACTTATCCACAGATTCTAAAATAATTTTATCTGGATCCATCTAATAACTCCTTTAATAAAGACTTAATTTCATTAATATCATTTTTAATTTCTTCAATTTCTTCTTTTTGTCTTTTCTTTTCATTCTTCATTTTAATATATTGTGAATACTCTTGTGCATCACAATTTACTATTGCATTACTATTTTCATCTCTATAAAAATTTTTATGTCCTTTTACTGGGATTAATTTATCTTCCATGATGTTTATCAAGCAAGGGCAATAACTCTTAGATCTTTAATTTTAACAATTTTAGATTCATTAGAACTAGACATAACTATTTTAATTGAAAATGCATTAAATTGGTCAAGATTATCAATAGAATACTGATATTCTCTATATTCATTTAGTCTGCTTGGAGGTATATATGAATCAGGTCTTCCATTATTTTTGGAAGCATTAATAATTGTATCTCCAAATCCATCTCCATCAGAATCCCTTAGGTTATCATATCCAGGGAAAAGCTCATATGAAGGATTAAAATCATCGGAACCAGATTTAAATATCTGATATAAAACTCTAAAATCACATTCTTCTGGTCTTTCTGCTGTTAAAAGCACCTTAAGCGAAGATGCTGGTTGCTGAAGATTAATTTTATTTGATATGTAAATGGATGTATGAGGATCTCCACTTACTAAATTAACCCTTCCATCTAAAACATAATCATCTATCGGTTTATTAATTCTATTTCTATTATAAATGATAAATCCATTTTGAGTGTCAATAACCGGAGATAAATTTGAATCTCCTGTTTCCATTCTTATTTTTAAAGTAAAAGATTTATTTTGTGGTAAATCTACTAAATTTGAAGCCTCATTTACTTTTGAAGCAACCATTCTTGGAGTATCAAAATAATTAACTTTGTTTAACTGCACATCTTCATAACCTTTATCAACAAAAGAATCTTCAGTCCCGCTTGCGCTTGTTGCAGTAACAGTTCTAACTTGAGCAGTTAGTTTAGTATTTTGACCAGGATTAATTACACTAAATTGTGGTACTATTGAACTATACTGAATGTTTTGTGTAACAGAAACTTTATTTCCGCCAATAGATTTTTCATCTTGGAAATTGAGTTTTGTATTTCCACTTGCTCTTGGGCTCATATCAACTTCAATATGATACGTATCAAAATCTCTAATTTTTTTCAATTCTTGGTTAGATGATATCGCCTGATCCGTATTAATTCTTGTTAAAGAAACTCCATTAATCTCATATTTGTATACGGATTCTCCACTTGAATGAGATTGTATTTGACTATCTTGTATTCCTCTATTTTTAATTCCAAGAGAATTAGAAGAAACGGAATCATATTCAATGACTTCATTTCCAATTAGCACATATCCTCCCGTAGTAGATATTCCCTCAAAAGTATTAAATATAGACCCATCAACTACAGATATAGAATTATCTGTTACTGATAGATCTGCACTCAAGTAAGTTGGAACTGTATCTGGCAAAACATTACCAATACTAATTGAATTATTATCTGAGTGCATTCCATGATTAAACTGGGTAACTTCAATAATATTTCCAGAGTATAAATCACTGACAACTGAAGAAGATGTTACATAAGTACTTCCTAAGCTAACCCAAGAGGTTCCATTATAAACATATAGAGATGTTGTTGAATTTAGATAGAATCCTTCACCTTGAACTCCAGTTAGATATAGAGTATCGATTCCATTAATCCCTGAAACAGTTATCGTTCCATTAGAACCTTTTCCTCCAACCTCCGATGTTGTTATTCCTAATACATCACCAACAGAATATCCATTTCCAGTCTGAGTAACATAAACTGAACTTACTATCCCAGATGCTACAGTTACTATACCTATAGCGCCAGAACCCCCACCTGTAATTGGGTACAATGATACATTTGAATAAGTTCCATTTACATATGAAGTTCCAGAGGCACTAACGTTGACAGAACTTATTTCAGATCCTATTTGCTCAATAAATCCACTTGGAGATCCTCCACCAGCTCCAACTTTTTTACCTATTGTTAAAATACTACCCAATCCAGTTGACGTAGTAATTCCAACTTTAAGTTTTCTTGGATAGGTTTTTATTGGATTATCAATTAATTTTGGAATATTATAATCATTAACTCCTAAATCCGGATTATAGTATAAAACTTCTCCAGGTGAGGATGTAAATTGTGCTTTAAATAAAGTAAATTTCAGATCCTCATATTGACTTGGTGACCAAATAGTTCCGTTTTGTGATTTAAATAGACTACCTCCAATATATTGACTTGTTACTAATATTGCTTCAGCAGAAGGTAGTTTCTGCGTTTCTATAGTAGCTTCTCCAGTTCTAGCAATCCAAACTTCATTATTATCTGATGTGGGCGATAATAGTACAAGTGCATATTCTGTCCCAGGTTGTAAATAAACTGGAGATGAGAATTTAACATTAGTCGCAACTGAAGCATCATTAGAAGTTTTGATCTTATCTGGTAGAAGAACTGCCGTAGCATAATCTTGAATGACCTGAGATGTGGGAGTTCCTAATTCTACAGTCCTAACTTCAACATAAACGGGTTCATTTTCATCTTTATTTGCAAAATAAAGATCAACAGAAGTTAAAAATGCACCAGTTTCATCAACAGTAAAAGTTTGCGCCAACGGATCTTTCTTACTACACCTTCTCCTTGGCGGCGGCGGTGGCGGTGGCTTCGGCGGTGGTGTAGGTGTGGGTACAAATACCGGTACTGTAATTATTATTGGTGCCGGAGGCGGTGGTGGAGGTGGTGGAGGTGGTGGATTTCTTACCTGAACTATATTTGTTACAGTAGTCCTTATAATACCTGATGTTCTATAAATTCCCGCAGCTTCTGAAGCTAACACTGTGCTTCCAGCAATTAACTCTTGATTATCTTTACTCGCTGTTAATTTAAAGGTATTATCGCCATTAGGTAATTTCAAAGATGAATTAGTTCCATTTGGATCTCTAATCCAAAAACAACCAAGAAGATGACCTACCGAATCAGATATCAATCTAATATCAGTAACATCGGCAACAGCTCCACTTATTCTTCCATATAATCTAGTTCCTGTAGTAATATATCCATAGTAAGCTCCTAATGATTCATCTGCAAGAGATCTTGTATCTAAATTTAAAATTGTAGAAGTTCCTGAGTATGCTGATGGAAGATTTTGAGTTTTATCGTATGGATTTAAGGTAAAAGTATATGATGGATTATTATAAGCTCCATATTTATGATTTGGTTGAGCTATCCTACATTTAAAAGTTCCATCTTGAGATACTACGTCTTCGCCTGTTTGGAAAAGACCAGAAACCATTCTAATTTCAACCAGTTTTGGAATAATATCAATAGCAGATGAATCATTCATAAACGGATAATGTCTAGTGAATGATCTTATTGCCCCAACTCTAAACTCAACATTCCTAGATCTGGCATAAGTATCAGATTGATTAGTTACACTAACACTATTAGTATAATCGTAGCTAGCACCATCAGAACCAGTAGACGTTGTTATATAAGTTGTTGTATAAAAGTTTCTAACCCACTCATCAGTTACAGGATTTAAAGTTATAGAGCTATTATATGTGATGATATTAAATGGATTTATATTTTCTACTCTGGAAGCAAAAGGTTGTTTTATCCATTCCTTTTCCACATAATTTAAAGTAATCAAATCTCCAGTTTTCTTTACGTTAGGATCTAACAAATCTACATCTGAAGAATAGTCTGCAGTTTGAGGATCAATAGAATTGTTCAATGCTAATATTGGTTTAAGAGACCAAGAATGAGTCATTGACTCTAATGACTGTGTTTCAGTATTAACCGTACATTGAGTATCCGGATTTTGTAAATTTATAAATTTAGTATCTTTGAAATCATCAACAAAAAATCCAGTTTTAAATCTGGTTAAACCATCCGCATCCTGTATTTGAAGACTTTGTGTACTTACTTCTAACAGTGATAATGAAGTTGTTATTTCTAAAATTTCGATTCTATTTTCTATTTTTCCAATATCTTTCATAGTATATCTCTTATTATCAATCAGAGATATACTAATTTTATCAATATCACTATCATAAAGGTATGCTGGAAGATTTACTATGGCGATGTCCATAGCTTCTTCTTTATTAATTGGTTCTTTTGGATTTAAAGATGAAATTCCTTTTATTAAAGAAAATTGACCTAATTTGTTGAGTGTGATCTTATCAATTCTGGGTAAATAATAACTATATCCTATTGATGAAGACTCTCC